TTCTCCTTATATGCCTGTGGTATTGGTTAACTGATGCCCCGCATTGAAGCGGTAAATGCCATCAGTGTAGGTGTCACCCACCGAACTGTTAGGACCGTCAACAAAGTCAACGAGCCGAATCGGGAAGGTGTTGGTGGTTGCAACCGTCGAGCCATCGACAGCGTTCTTGCTCCTGCCAATGGTCGTTGATCCCGCCGTCTGAATGACGGAGAAATTAGCGCCCAAACCAGTCTGAGCAATAGCCTCATCGCTCTGCATTTTGAACAGAACGTCGGGGTCAATCAATACATAACCTGCTGCGTCTGAAGCCGCCATTGACGCAGGCCAAGTCTGATTGAACGTCATCTGAGATGTACTCGAATCGGTGTATTTACAACCTAAGAAAATTCCTATAGAGGTCAGCGCAGCGGTCCCGGTATCTTTCTCAATCGTACCGGCTGTGACCAGCTTCACAAAATCTCCATAGAATATTGCGGTGCCATACGCACTGGCAATCTTGATATGAACAACTTTTCCTGTAAAGGAGCCGCTGCTCGAACAAGTACCAACAGGTTCCGCACCATTTGGAGTTGCACTTGTAGCCATTTTGAATTTCTCCTAATTGCTACTGTTAATATTAAAAGGCGTTAGCCTTTTCCAAAGGTAGTGCGCGTACTTTTTTCTGGTCTCAACAACGGCATACGCGGATCGTTTTCTCGCATGTAATTACTGTCCACGGATTCCATTTGCCTTCGTGCAACTTCCTCAAAATGCTTTGTGCGCGCCCGCATTTTCTCTGCTGGCGCTTTACACAGAAGTAACCCGCCGACCTCAAGATTCCCATTAAACTGGGAGTTGATGTCAGGCATGATTTTCAGTTCAGGATGATCGTCCGCTTTCACGGGTATCCAGCCTTCCCTGAATTTCTTGGACACGTTGGTGTTATCAGCCTGACCCAGAACGCTAGTCCTGATCCATCTGAATATCCAACCGTCCTGCGGGTCGGGAGTCGGTAACACAGAAGAAGGAACCCAAGAGTCATCCTCTCGGACAAAATCTTCACGAGTGTCGTGAGACCTATCGGTGCGCTCATCCATTAGCCATCTCCTTAGCAAATTCTCTGGCGTACTGGTCATTTGTTAACCCCAGTCTCTTGGCGAGGGAGACCTGAGAGGACGATAGCCGCACTTTGCGTGGCCTTGCACCGTTATTCCTTGCGGACGGCGCAACAACCGACGTTGCCGAAGCTCTCTTGCCCGTCGCGGTCGCGGGTTGTCCAGTTCCGCTTTCATCCGACCAAGAGTAATTGGGAAATTGTTTCCGCATTCCCGTGTTAATGTAATCATAATACTCATCTGAGCTTGCGTCCATGTGATGATCCTGCAATGCCTGCTCATGTAAACCATAAGCCGTTGCGCTCATCAATTTTTCTTTAGGATCGCCGAACCAAGGATTTTCTTCAGCCCAAGTGGTTTGCTTTGCATCAAGCTGCGGAGCCTGTTGGGCAGCTTGCTGCTGCTGCTGATAAGCAGCTTGTTGCTGCTGCTGCTGATAAGCAGCTTGTTGCTGCTGCTGATAAGCAGCTTGTTGCTGCGCAAGCTGGCTCTGGTCAGGTAAACTTCGTTCGTATTGCGCAACTTCATTCAATTCAGTTTGCGCCTGAACCATGCTCCCCTGCGCATCAACCACGTTATCGGTATTGCCTTCTTCATAAGCCTTACGATAACTTGACTTGGCGTTATCCAATGCCAACTGGGCGCGTTCTTTAACCTGCGTGATTAACGCACCCTCACCGCGCTGAATAAGAGCCTCGTATTCCCGGTTCTTACCGGCCAGTTGTTGCGCGACTTTAACCGCCTCTTCACGCATCCGCTCGGCTTCTTCCTTTTGCCGACGCTCCTCGTGCTGCGCAAAACGCAACTGATCGATGCGCTTTTGAACCTTCTTGCTGTAGCCTTCCAGTTCCTTCTCGTCAATATCGGTGCCATCATCATCCTTGGCGGACTCTTTGGCACCGTAAGGTGGCCGATCTTCAGGTGGCCTATCATCCACAATTTCAATATCAAGCTCGGATTTCTCCTCATCCTGATCCTGAGATCGCTGAACTATCTTGGTACGTACTCCGAAAAATTTATCTTCTGCGGATTGTACCTCTGGGGTGCCGCTCTCAACGACATTTTCTGCTTCGCTCATACCTTTACGATACCTCGCGGGTCTTCAACCACAGCTTCCACGCTATCATCGTTAATCAGCCGAAACTCCTTGCCATGAACCATGAACCGTGTGCCCGAATAAGCGCGCATCACGATCCAGTCACCCTTCTCACAAAACGGCCCTGACGGAAAACGCTCGGGATTTTTGTAAGCATCCGGCCCCATGTCGATAACAAAGCCCACAATCGATCCCACCTCTTCGGTATGAATCGTTTGCTTTGCTTTGATGATACCGCCATCGGTTTTCTCATCCGGTTCGGGTAAGGCAATCAGTATCTTGTAGCCTTTCGGCTTCGGCATCTGAGTGGCTTTACGAGCACTGGCTTCATCAATATCCACCGGCTCGGTTTTTACTGTCGCTAATGAACTAGTCATCAAAAAGACCTTGCACTGGAAAAAGGCGTCCAGAGTCGCCTGCACCGCCTATGCGGAGAATCATGCTTTCTCTAATCGCTCCTGTAAATCAAGCAATTCCCGTTCCGCGAGAGCCAATCCCTCAACGACCCCGCAACAACGAGCATATTCTGCAAAATCTTTGCAAGCACCTGCACTCAGGTGATCGCTGGTCTCATTCATTATCCGACGAAACTGTTGCCGCAAATATACCAGAGTATTATCTGGAACGGCATCAAAATGTTCAACTACACTACTCACCCATCAAGTCCTTGGCAATACCGACACCAATTTTAGCTCCCTCAATTTCAGACTTGGAAGCAATCTTACGGCTTTCCAATTCTTCCTTGGAGTTCTCCGCGGCAATCTTGGCCCCCAACTTAGCACGATCAGTACGCTCTTGTAAGTCCAACCGATCACGTTCCAACTGATCCTTGCTGACGGCTTTTTGCATGTCGAGGTTAATCTTTGCCATTTCGGCCTGCGCCTTGGCCTGTGCCTGCTGTTGCTTGATCTCAAGCTCTTGGCGTTGCATTTGCAAGATGGGGTCTTCGGCTTGTTCCTGCTGTTTCTGCATTTCAGCCTCTTGCTGATCCTTACCAAGCAGTTGTTCAGCCGCAGGAGCCACCAATTGCGACAAACGGTACTCGATATCCTCTGGCAACGGCTCATCAGGCGGTGGTAACGGCACACCAAGCTCTTTTTCGATCTCACGGCGGTACTGGAAGGCCACATGCTCGGAAATATGCGCCGCCATTGCCGCTTGAGTGGCTTCAGCGGTCGGACTTTTGCTAAGTAGCTCCATAATCTTGGGGTCTTGCACGATTGCTATGTGAGATTGGATATGAGCCTCGTGATCCTGATAAATAAAGGCTTTAATCGGCTCACCGTTGATGATATGCATGTTCTCTGTGACCGGATCGCTCGGACTGATCACGTCTTCGTCGGGAATGATGTCATCGGTGTCCCGAATCCCCAAAACTTCCAGCATTTGCCGGTGCAACAGGGGTAAATCGTACATATCAGGCGCTTGGGCCGCCAATTGCAGTGCCGCTTGGTACTGCATGATGCGTTGTGCCAGCGTTCCGGCGTTCGGATCGCTGACCGGGATGATATCCACGCGATCATCGAAGTCTTCAAGGGTCAATTCACCGCCTATCAACTCATACGGGTACTCGGTTGGGCCGAAATCACGCACGATCCCCGACAATATACGCAATTCCTTACGCATCGAGGCGTGTAAGCGGGCTTGCACCGCGCTCATCACCTTCATGGTGCGCTCTAAAATGGCTAACGTGGTGCCAACCGGCGCTTCGGCGTTCATGTCCGCCACTTTCACGTCCGCCGCCGAGGCAAACCGACGCCCTTCCTCCACAATATCGCCCATCAACTGGTATAAAACAGCGGATGGCTCCTTGTAGGGCAGAAAACTGATGTTGTCGCGGATCACGCCGCCCGGAACGTCCACGTCACGGAACTCTCCGGGCATAATCGGCGTATCGTCACCCTTGATTCGCAGTCCCCGTGCCTTCAGACCGCCCGGTAAGTTGGACAAAGTGCCCGCATCGACCAGTTGCCGCAGCAACGAGGTGGCGGATTTCGCCAACCCACCGATCATGTGGATCAAACCGAAGCCGTAAAAGCCGAGTCCCGGCAAATACTGGTAATGCACGAAATGCTCACGCTTTATTTTCAGCGGATCGTCTTCGTACCAGTTGCGCCGGATCGCCAAAACAATGCGTGAGGACTTGTCAATGCTTACGACGTAGGGCAAACCGATACCGGTCGGCTCGCCACCCTCGGTGTCTTCAAACCCCGGCAAATCCAGATCAACCTGAATCTCTAAAATGGTGTGCCGCGAATCCATGTCGTAGTTGGCTGAATCCCCGGTCAACTGATTGTATTTGCGTTCTATCTCACCGGTATCGGGACTGGGGGCGGGTAAGTCCACGTCGAGAAAAAACCCCGACACCTGCAATTTACGCACTTCGTTCTTGCTGCGCTTCATCACATGGGTGGCGCGTTCGCAGGTGGTCAGGTCTGCCGCGCCGTAACTGACCACGAAATCCTCGGCAGGCACAAACATCGAGCACGGACGCCCCAGATTCGGATCTTCGTAAACCTTGCGAAAGGCCGAACCGGCCAGCGGCAGCGAAAACAGCATCTTCTCGGTCTCGGAACGGTATTCGGTCATGCGCTCAGTGATCAGGTAATTGAGGTAATCCTTGACCCGATTCGCCTGTTGCTGTTTTTCGACGGTCAAAGCCCCGACCACGGCGGTCTTGACCGGACCTGCTGCCGGGAACAGTTCCTGAATCGCCTGCGCCTGAAAACGAATCACCGATTCGGTCAGCAATGGGTGAAACACCCCGCAAGCCCCATCCCAAGGAGTGGTGCGGTCAGCGTGTTTAAGGCCGAGCAGATCCAGCCCGTTGACGTAAGTCTCTTCCCAGTCGCCCCGGCTGTCACGGTCTGACTTATAGGCGGAAACCAACTCCGAAGAAATATCGTTCAGTTCCGATTCGTCGATGTATTCAGCCAAATTGGCGTCATGTTCGGTACCACCCTGATCCATCGCGTTGGGGTCAAAGTCAATGACCACACCGCCATCAGGGGTTTCCATCGACACCGATTCAGGGTTGACGATCTCGATTTCCAGATCGGCTTCTGGCTGTGACGGCAGGAAAGGGTTTTGCCCTAACGGGCGTTCAATCGCCATTTATCCGTTCTTGCGAAATATTTGCGGACGTGCCGCTCCACTGCCTCGGGCAAAGGTCTCGTCATGGCCGTTTTTAAACCCAGCGGACACGGTTTTCGGCTCAACAATACCACCATGAGCCATCTTCTTCACCTTGCCGCCCTTGGCGTATTTCAACTTGGCCTTTCCGGGCTTTTTCTTGGTGCTGTCGTAGTAACTTGGCATTATCTTCTCCTTGAACCTTTGGTTAAACCTTTAATGGCCTTACCGTCAATACCGCCCCCTTTTGCAAATTTGAGAGGAACTTCTTCTATTGTCCGGGAGGGTCCTTCCGCTTGTTGTCTATCTAATCGAGTCCGTAGACCCTCCCTGCTTCTTTGTTTTCCAGCTTCGTGACGAGCAGCTTGCTCTTTTATTCTCGATGGGGTGCGTCCTTCCGCTCTAGCCACTTTAGCCGCTTTCTTATCTATTGCGACATTTCGTTTGTCTAGTTCCTTTTTAGCTTTATCAACAGCGGCCCTGCCGTATTTTTTAACAGCCTCTCTTGTGCCTTTTGATAAAAGCAGTCTTGCTACGATGCCTAACGCTGGTAATGCCATTTCATTTTCCCTGTGCGTAAAACTTCTGTTCCCATACCTTATGCCGCCTGATCGGTGCGCGAAAGTACGGCAGAAATCTACCGGCTTTAAGCACCATCCAGTTCAACCAGTTCCACGGCCACGGCAACGGGCGCATGTAATCTAAAAACAACACCACCCGGTTGCTGTCGGTCATGTTAACCGCAATGTGCTCGTAAGTGTCATCAAACACCACCGCCTTGCCTTCTTCCCAGCGGTATTCCTGCTCGCCGCATACCAGCACACATCCCTTTCCCTGCTGTGGAATCTGCATTCCCAGATGAATCCTGATGATCCCGCACCACGGCCCTTCATGGGGCATCAGCATCTTACGCGGCCCTAACACGGAAAAATAGGCTGACACAACATTCCTGTGCTGATCCAGAATCGCCATTGTCTTTGGCACTTGCGCGCAGTTCTTTTTGAACCTGAACGTCCCGGCCTTTAAGAAAAAAATCTTCCACTTGTCATCGTTGGAGATGTATGTCTGGTCGGGGCTGATGTCCTGAAACGGGGTAAAATCAACCACTCGTTGCATCAGCGGTTCCAGTTCCGCCTTGATAACCGCGTAGTTATCCTCCAGAACCTTGGTGATAGGAAAATCTTTTTTATCGAAATACACGCCGTCGCCAACCAGCGACTTCTTCCTGAAGATCGGCCTGAGAAGCCTTTCAATAGGCCATGTGTTAACAGAAGTCATCAGTAATAATCGGCGGTGCGCTTGCGCATCGGTTCGTCTTCCTCGTCGGTGTGCAGTCGCAAAAAACCGCCTTGGCGAAACCGCAGCAATGCCTGCGTACTGCTATCCACCAGATCATCATGCTCCCCGACCGGAAAAGATGCAAATTCCTCGATCACCATCTCGGCAAACCGGGTCTCCGGGCACCACACCACACCGGACGCAAACAGGTCAGCCACCGCGTTAACCCGCGCCACTTTATCGTTGCCGCGTGACGGGGTGAACTCGGACACCGGCACCCCCATCGCCCGCATCTCAAACACCAGCGGCGCACCCGCTGCTTTCGCTTCAATGATGCAGGCATCGGGCTGTCTTGAGGTGTAGAACTCCATTGCCTTTTTTTTCAGTTCGGGAAATTCCAGCCGTTCCTTGTAGGCGTCCAGCAAGATGATGTTCGGTCGGGTCGAGCCTTCATCGTCAGGCTGATAAAACACGCCCCAAGTGGTGCAGGCCGAGTAATCAGCCCTTCGGGTTTTCAAAAACGCGGTGTCCCATGACTGAATGATAAACTCGCAATGCGGGGTGCGGTCCTGATGCCAGCGTTTCCACCATTCCCGCTTCACCAGCGCGCCTTCCTCGGAGGTCGGGTCTTGCTGGTATTGCGCCGACCACTTGGACGCAGGCAATTCGTTCTGCAATGCCAGCAATTCCTGCTGACTCCAGAACTCCGGCCACAGCGCATTGCCCGAAGGCATGATGGCTGGGAATTCAATCACCTCCCATTCGTCCACGCCTTCCCGCTGGGTGGATGCCTTGATGATCTTGCCGGTCAGGTCACGTTTGTGCCAGCGGGTCATCACGATGATGATGGCCCCACCGGGCTGCAACCGCTGTCTGGGACCGGAGGTGTACCATTCGTAGGTTTTGTCGAACACCGAGGGATCGATGCTTTGGCCTTCCTGCTCGGAATGCGGATCATCGATGATCAGCAGGTCGGCACCTTTACCGGTCACCGCACCGCCCACGCCAATAGCGAAGTATTCGCCGCCTTGACTGGTGCTCCAGCGGCCTGCGGCCTTGGAATCGGCACGTAATCCGAGCGACGGAAAAATCCGCTTGAAATCTTCGGAGTTCACCAGATTCCTGACCTTGCGCCCGAACCCCACCGACAATTCCGCCGTGTGTGCGGTCTGGATCACCTTCTTGTCAGGAAACTGCCCCAAAAACCATGCGGGCAGCAGATAGGAAGCAAACTCCGACTTGGTATGCCGCGGTGGCATGTTGATGATCAGGCGCTTCAAATCGCCATGAATCACCCGTTCAAAGGCTTTTGCCATGATGGCATGATGCCTGCCTTCGATAAAGGCAGGCCATGCGTACTTGACGAATCCCATGAAGCTGTCTCTGGCGGCGAAGGTCTGCTTGGCCTCCGCCACTTCCTCGACCAGTTCCAGCATCTTCCGCTTGTCTTCAAACGGCAGGTTACGAATCTGGCGAAGTGTCTCAGGGGTGATTCTTTCGAGCATTTATTTTCCGCTGCGCTTGCTCCTGCCACGACCTTTGTAGCCGGAGGCATAAACCGCCTTTCCCTGACGTTCTGCCTGAGCTTTGGTCGGATAAACCTTACCTGATTTGCCCCATTGCCAGCCACCCTTGACCTTGCGTACCGGCATCAGCCTGTCAGCTTGTCGATCTTGGCACGGTTCTCGATGTGTTGGGCGGCGATATCGGCCTTGGACTGGCCGAAATAGGCTGCCGCATGACCTATCTCGCACATCATGTCGTTCACGCACTCGCCCTTTTCATTGACCAGTTTGCCCAGAATACGCCCAAACTTACCACGTTTCTCCTTGCTGGTCTCGATCTGGACGGTGTTGCCCGCGGCTGCGATGAAATCCTTGAGGTATTGTTTTGCCAGCAGCCCGTATTTCTTCTCAACCTTGTCGCGGGTACGGGATTCAGGGGTGTCGATGCCGAACAGGCGGATACGTTGTTTGAAGAGAATCACCGAGAAGCCGAGGTCGATGTTGCAATCGACGGTATCGCCATCGATCACCCTAGTGATAATGGCCTTGTACTGAAACATCAGTCAGAATCCTTTTAGCTCGTCCATCGCCTTCACTGTTTAGCTTCTCTAATTCCTCCAGGTGATTGACCCAAAACATATCATCAGAGATTTGGAAATCTTCACTCACTTGAATTAGATCCACCTGTAGGTGTGGGAACTGCTCCCTGAGAGATTCAGCGCATTTGTAAGCCAGGGAGGGTTCACTGTATACCCCGTCCATAAAACGGGTTCCAGTAAAAAGAATTGCATGCCCCTGTCTGAGCTTGATGGTCGGACGGTTGCTCATG